GTGCTTACCGATACAAAATTAAAAAACCTCAAGCCGCAGGACAAACTGTACAAGGTCTCCGATCGTGACGGGCTGTATGTAGCTGTGCTTACGTCAGGCACGGTCTCGTTTCGCTATGACTACCGTATCAACGGTCGCCGCGAAACACTGGTAATCGGGCAGTATGGGCGTGACGGTATCAGCCTGGCAGAAGCGCGAGAAGAACTGATTGCTGCAAAGAAGCTGCTTAAAGCAGGCCAGTCACCGGCTGCGGCTAAACGTGACGGTATCAAAAAGATTCGTGGTGCCGAGACGTTTGCGGTACATACCGACAGTTATATGAAACACGTCATCCTGGCTGACAGTACCCGCGCAATGAAACAGGCGGTGATCGACCGTGACATACTTCCGGTTCTTGGCAATAAAATGATGGCTGAAATTACCACATCGATGGTTCGTGATTTGTGTGACCGGATTGTCGAACGCGGTGGCCGGGCAACAGCAGTGCAGGCCAGGGAGATCATCAGTAGCGTATACCGTCACGCCAATGACCGTGGTCATGGTTTGTTTAATCCTGCGGCTGACATTAAACCTTCGTCTATCGCCATATTTAAACCACGAGAGCGAACACTGACACCAGAAGAAATTGGCCTGTTCTTCCGCACGCTGGATGCCATTGGTGCTATGGGCACTATGAAAATGGCTTTAAAACTGGTGCTTATCACTATGGTTCGTAAGGGCGAATTCACCAATGCAACGTGGGATGAAATAGATTTTAAAAAATGGACATGGACAATTCCTCCAGACCGCATGAAGGGAAGCCGGGCGCACGTTATTTACCTGCCTAAACAGGCACAGGATATATTGGTCGGGTTGCAGATGTGCGCTGGTGGAAGTGAATATCTGGTTCCTGGTCGTTACAATTTCCGGAAGCCATTATCTAATGCCGCGCTGAACTCTCTGATCGACAGAACGGTGAAAATAATAAATGAAGATGGTGAGCATATTCAGGACTTCACTGTACATGATATGCGCCGTACAGCCAGTACGTTGTTGCATGAGGCTGGTTATCCTTCAGACTGGATTGAAAAGGCTCTGGCACATGAGCAGAAAGGTGTGCGCGCCGTATATAACAAAGCGGAATACGCCAGACAGCGCGCCTACATGTTGCAGCAGTGGGCCGATATGATTGATTCATGGATTGACGGGGAGCATACGGATCTGATTCCGTTCTCCCCGTCGAAGTTTGAGAAGTGGATGGCGGGGGAATAACGTTTAATAGTTCTGCTGATTTTCTTCCATCTCTGCTTCTGCTGCCAGTGATTCAATTTTGTTTTCGAATATTGCTGACAGTGTTGCAAATTCAGCATCAGTGACAGCGGGAATTGGAACAAACCTGATCCCGCTGTGTGCAAGCATGTTTGCAGTTTCAAGGCATTTTCTTAAATCTGCTGGTGATGCCCTGTTCATGCAGCACGCTCCCGCCCCTGGTTGTCTGTTGGTGACAGCGGAGCATTGCTGAATGCATTTGTTAATCCGCCAATATCCAACGCGTATCCAGGGTGTAGTTGCACTGCCGGGTCTTCGCACTGATTACCCCAAACATCGAAGCCATGAGACGTCTGGCGGGCGAACAGTTCAATGCGAGAAACATCGCCTAATAATTGCACAAGTTTTTCACGAACGATATCTGGCTTTCTTGAATGCTCAAGCCGCGGTGCGGTAAATGACTGAACGATCCCTGCATTAATGCGCGTAGGTAGTTTTCCCTTTACCGCAAACAGGCAATCTTCACTATTGGCGCGAGTCATGTGTCCCATACCCATAACCAGTTTATCTGGTTGTCGACTACCACATTTTATCCACGTGAAGCCCTTCATCGTCATCAGACGGAATCCCCAGGCTTCAACAACTTTTAGTGCTTCGAGTGGTTGTGTTGGCACCCACCACATCGCCAACAGACAGTTTTCATCGGCCAAATCCCACACAGGAAGGCGGCAGATATCCAGCACACTCATAACCGGATATTTAAAACCGGCACCGCGATTACCATCTGCGGCTTTGTCCCGGTATACCCAGGGTGGATCTGCATAGATTAGTGTGTATTTCTTAGTCATAAACCACCCCACAACATCCTATGCCGCTATAGTCGCCACGGCGAAGGCCGTTACCTTTTGTGATACATTGGTCCCTGCGAACCGCGATCCTTGCACGTTCAACATCACCAGAAGCAACATCCATACACTGAAGCCAAAGGTGGGCGGCAATGCGGAACTGCCCTTTTTTCTCTCTTTCAATCGCGCGTTTTTCGATCTCTATCGCCGCAGGAGTAACGGCAACAACCTTTGAAGGGCTGCGCATTGAAACCTTGTTCATGTGATATTTTTCAAGTCGGCTTAACTTTCTCACTTAATCCAACCCTCTCTGAAAATTAATGCCAGCAGATAAAGCCATGCTGAAACAGAGGCCAGGAATAAGTACCATCCTGACCATTTGCTCCAGTGCCTTAGCAGCACACTCATGCCGCGTTGCTCACAGGACGATATACACGTTGCTGAACAGGAGGCTTTTTACCCTGGAACTCTGCCGGGCTTGCTGCCTGACGTTCATCAAGCCAACGCTCAACTTCATCACGGTTCCATGCGCAGCGTTTATCGGTGATATACCAGCGTTTAGGAAATTCCCCTGCGCGCTCCATACGGTCGATAGTGCTCCATGACAGTGGCACCACCGCCAGGAGTTCTTTCTTACCTAATGCACCTTTCATGAATACCTCTCTTGGTTGCAGTGCGGCGCACGTGGCGACGCGGTGGTGGTTACTCGAATTCTGGACGCATATCGTTAAGCGTCATCATGAATTTTTGGTGATATTCATCACCGAGCTTTTCAGCCATGGTGTTAATTTCATTTTCAGCGCGCTTGAACATCGTTTTTGCATCTTCAGCAGATGGATCCAGGCTATTAAGTATCGCGATGATATATTCTCGAGCTTCTTCTCGTTCTGAATCTGAAATTGGCGACAGGTGTTGACGCTCATCGTCAACTACGGAATATTCACCAGTGATAACAGCTGCGTTATCTTGGCTAAGTCCAGCTTCAGCGCGCTCATCCATAACAACAGCCTTCTGCATTTCAATAGAAACAGGAAGATATTTGAACAGTCGGCGAATTACTGTTTTTTTAGCCATCTCATCGAAGTGATCAACCCATGGGCCACTGCTACCGGCTTTGCTCAGTGCACGAACTTTCTCAACGTCTGCCCGGCTCATAACTTCAAATTGGACTCCGCCATCTTTCAGTCGTGCAACGGCGTAAACGTGCGTTAATTCTCCGCGGTCACCTGTTTCGCAAGGTAAATGCTCGAGCGTTTCTTCCAGGCCGTATGAGTAGCTGAATTTGTCGTTTGTATGTACGGTACGAGCCGAGATACTCAGGATCTGCCCAGAGCGGCGGGCAAGGTCAATCATTCCGCGATAGCCGATAATCAGCTGTGCTTCTGTAGATACGGTTTCCCATCTTCCATTTACTTTCTGGCGTTTGTCGAACGGTATCAGGTAAGCGTGTCCAAGAGCTCCGCCTGGTTCAAGACCCAATTGGGCACATTGCATAATTGCCCCCAGGAAGCTGGCTTGGTCGCATGATGCAAGTTTTGGAACCTTTCTGATCTCTGTGGTTGCTATGCGCGCCAGACGGTCTGCTGTCATGTGCTTTGGAAGTGCCAAAGCCATCTGAGCTTTAATTTTTGGGTCTGCCAGAAGTCCGGCCAGAGTTGTTGGTTTCTCATTATGATGTGCAACTTGGTTACCGGTAGCCGCTGCCTTAAGTGCATTGATAGACATTTTTTCTCCTTACTTCATTCTGAAGACGCGTTGTGTCGTTGTTGTTTTGAATTTTTCGAATAACTCAGGGTGTACTGACTGGAATAGCTTCTGGTCGAATCTGTTGCTGATCTGAGATTTCCATGTGCAGAGCGGCTTTCCGTCCAGGGTCAGGACTGAGTGCTCTTGCATGTACATCTTCAGCTTCTCTTCTGATATAGCTATTTCTTCTTCCAGTGATTTTCTGCGTGATTTCATGTCTCGTAGATCGTTGAATAGTGCGAGTGCCTTTCCGTCAGCCTCGATACTTGTCCCGGCATCTTTCTCAAACATCAGCGATACATCGCTTACGCTGGTAGCTTCCGGCGGGTTAAGATTTTTCACTCGGTCCCAGAAAGCGATTTCTTTTTCTAAGATCGCCTGGATAGTTTCTTCATCACGCTCAACCCGATAGATTCGGAAGTCGTCGCCACCGATAAGCACACCGAAAACGCATACCTGTTTGTTTGTAACCATCAACCCGTGCATGGCCTGGGCCGTGTAATGCACAGGAATTGCATCTGTCTGGATTTCTCCCCATTCTTTGGCTTTGAACGGACTAACTGTTTTGATCTCAATGTTCTCGCCTGACGCTGCTTCTGCATCGATCTCAGCTGCAATAAAATCGTAATCACGGTGGATATAGCGGTTTCCGCGATGAACGATTTCCATCCCTGTTTCCTCAGAAAGCAGGTCTATTACGTATGGCTCCATACGCTGGCCACGCGTGAAAACTTTCTGCTTGCTTGGGTCTACTGGTTTGACACGTGGCTGGACCTTATCCAGATAAACCTCAAGCGGGGTGCGCCATGGGCTAATTCCAAGAATCCCTGCAACATCGCTTCCTCCGATGTATTTTGTTCTATCCATGATTCCAGCGTTCCGCATCATGCCGCGTCCCTCTGCCCATCAAGCTGATCCGCCAGATCCCAGCGCGCTATAATTGCCATTGCCTCGCGCCGGTAGGCATCCATCAGTTCTTCGAACTCAGGGCTGTCTTTAGCAGCCTCCAGCACTTCCTGACGAACGCCTTTGCCTGTTACAACGTCGAAAGTTGAGGACAGTTGATGAAGTCGGATGCTCTCAATCAGTTCAACTTGTCGGTCATATAGCTGTTCTGACAGGCGGTAGTCCTTGTCGAATGCCAGCATGATTTTTTGAAGATTTTTCTGCTGATTAACGTTCATTATCAGCCCTCCCATATCTCGTTATCGTTGGCTACATCGCGAGCTTCTTTGCTGACGAAAGCCCACTTAATGCCTTCCTGTAAGGTGCGGAACTTCCAGCTCATGAATCCGCATGCAGTAACGCAGTACCAACCGTTGATGATTTTCCACTGCATAACTTGTTACCTCGGTCTGTTACCGTTGAGGTAATAATTATGCTTATTTGGTTTGGTGTCAATAGATATGAGTTAAAAAAATTACCCGTAAGGTAATCTATCTGGCAATAAAAAAGCCGCCATGAGGCGGCTTACTTACTGAAAAATATAGTTTTATTTTTTGCTTTTTTCGTTCTGGTTGATGACAAATTCAATGTAACTTTCGATCTTTGCTTTCTCGGTTTCGGGTAACAATGCGTAGCGCGAGCGGTCATAGTTGATGGTCGCAGGGTCGTGCGGGTGAATCAGTAATTCATAGCCGTGACGCCCGAATGCGGATGCAACATTCTCCAGGGTGGAAATGGAAACGCTGACCTCATTGTTTAACAGGCGGCTGATTGTCACCTGGGCGACGCCGGATGCGCGGTGAAGTTTTCCCTGTGTTGAAAGGTCGCGGCTTTCGCTCATCCAGCGTTCCAGGTTGTGAGCCGCCAGCTGACCAATGTCGCTTGGGCCGACAGGCTGAAAACCTTCCTGAGAAAGCGAGCGATCGATATCAAGCCAGTTACGTGGTTTATTGGCGGCAGCTTCAATTTTTCGCGCAACCTGGTCGCCGATAACCTTCTTGCCAAGAGCCCAGCGGTTTACCAGATTTGCCTGAGTTCCAAGTTTTTCTGCCATCCGCGTCTGAACACCATTGAATTCACGGTCGATCAAGTCGTTGAGATTTTGCCTGCGGACGTCCTGGATACTTTTCATTTTCTGGAAAATCGCCTCATATATGAATCAGTAGATGATTCAATTTAAAGCAATATTACCCAACAGGTAAATGCACCTCATAGGTAACTATCCTTGATTTTTGTTACCTTATGGGTGAATATTTATTATCTGAAATAAATATCAGGCAATAGCTATGAGCGATAACGGACATTTCGATTTCAAAAAGCACTGGCTTGCACTTACTCCGGATGAGCGTGAAGCCTTCGCACAGGAAGCCGGAACGACGAGTCACTATATCCAGACTCACTTAACAGGTAAGCGCAAAATGCCAGGTAAAGTATTGATGAATGGGCTTTTTAAAGCCTGTAAAACAAGACAATGGCTGCGCTCAAAAGCAGAACTGGCATACTTCTTCTACTCATGATATCCAGCTACAACCCTCTGTAGACCGCCACCCGGCGGTCTTTTCATATCTATTCGTACCTCAAAGGTAATAAAAAACCAAATCTGGTTGATCTTTTTTTTGTGTCAGCACAAAATGACCGTAATCCCAATACTAATAACAGGGCTTACCATGGAAATCATTACACGTATTGATGCCGCAAAGCGCGGACTTAAACGCTACTACACCGGAAAAACATGTAAGCACGGACATGACAGTGAACGCTGGGTTTACAACGGACACTGTGTTGAGTGCACCATGGAATCAAACCGTCGTATCAGGGCAGAGATTAAGCAGATCATGATTAATTCCTCCCCACAACATTCAAGCTGATAGCGGAGATTAATCATGAGCAGACATGCAACAGATTGGGCCTGGGAGACAGATCCAGGTAGCTCGTCATTAAAGCTCATACTGCTCTCGATGGCTGACAGAGCCGATGAATATAACCTCTGCTACCCCAGCATAGAACGCCTCGTTAAAGACACTTGCCTGAATAAAAAAACCGTGCAGGCCGGACTTATATCGCTCATGAAAATGGGGCTTATTTCAGATACCGGAGAGAGAAAGGGAGCGACGAAAAGAGTGCGGGTTTTCTCTCTTAATATAACCAAAAACGGGAACATTAAAGGCAACCGGGAAGGGGGTAATGAACCCGAAAACGGTAATGTTACCGAAAACGGGAATATACCCAAAAACGGGATGTTGAATGATCCCAAAAACGGGATGTTGAATGATCCCAAAAACGGGATCCAGAACCAGTCATATAACCAGTCATTTAACCAAGAGAGGGAGAGCAGGACAAAAAACGGGGATTCTGTGTCTCATGACCCCGGCGCAAACAACGCCGTGATGAATAACTTTGTTCCTCCTGGTGGGCCAGGGCAATTAGGCAAATTTGTCATGCATGAACAATGGCAACCATCAGATGACTTTCTTCGGAAAAGCTCATTGCAGGGGATCTACCTGGACAGTCTGCCAACGGCACAGGAACTTGCAGAGTTCAGAATTTACTGGATGGCTGAGGGTAAGGCATACCATCAGGCACAGTGGGAGCAGAAGCTGGCAAGGAGGCTGCAGATTAGCAGACAGAAGCAATCAACATTACCTGATAACAACGTTCCACACTGGAACAGCCCTGAAGCATGGGAGGATTTCTTGTGAACAACGTTTTTACCGCGATACAAAACCGTGACGGAGAAGCCCTTTCTCGCATGTCAGGTTATGAGCATCAGTACACCAACAATGACAACGTGGTGAACATGTCAGCAGAGAGGCTTGTTGATGCCCTTTTCAAACAGCTGAAACAACTGTTTCCGGCGGCAGTGGTAACCAACCTGAAGACGCCAGAGCAGGAAGTTGCTGCAAAACAGCAGTGGATTGCTGCGTTTGCCGAAGGGGGGATCCGAACCCGTGAACAGGTTTCTGCTGGTATGCGCCACGCCCGCGCCAGTGAGTCTCCGTTCTGGCCGTCGCCAGGGCAATTCATCAAGTGGTGTAAAGACAGCAAGATGGTTCTTGGCGTCACCATTGACGATGTGATGGCGGAGTTTCACCGGTACAGCAAGGAAAAAAGTTTATATCCTGGTGGTCCCGAAAGATTCCCGTGGCGACATCCGGTTATGTACTGGGTCGTATGTGATACCCGCCGTGCAATGTATCAGCGCCAGCTTAGCGAGATTGAGGTTGAGAAACACGCGCGCAGGCTGCTCGATGATTGGGCGAAAAAGGTAGCTTCCGGACAGCAGATACCCGATCCGGTGATCAGCATACAGGCAAAGCGAGAGCCCATGAGTACACCTCCGGACACAGGGAGAGACGTTTACCATCCACCAGGGCGAAGTTTCGGGTGCATGCCTAACGCCGCCACCCTTGGGGGAATAACACCGGCGCAGTGGCTGATGGAGGAATACAGGCGGGGAAAGGCGGCAGGATTTATCAAGTAATACCAGCGCGATAGCGCATTTTTTTACGTCTTGATAATTACCTGTTGGGTAATAAAATATTCTAAAATCTATTGATTTCGTGTATTATGTGGTTTTTAATTACCTCAGGGGTAAATCATGAGAAAACAGATACAGGCTCTTGGTCGACTCAAAACAGGCCAGATGAACAAAACAGAATCTGCATATTGCCAGCACCTTGAGCTGCGTAAACGTGCAGGGGAAATCGCCTGGTATCGATTCGAGGGTATCAAGCTGCGGTTAGCTGATAACACGTTCTATACGCCAGATTTCGCTGTGATGCTCGCCACCGGAGAGATGGAACTGCACGAAGTGAAAGGTTTCTGGACCGACGACGCCAGGGTGAAAACCAAAGTCGCCGCAGATCAATATCCGTTCCGAATCATCGGGGTAACTGTTAAGCCAAAGAAAGCAGGTGGTGGCTGGAAAATCGAAGAGTTCTGAATCGACGATCTTTTTAGTTATCAATGTAATCAATAAGTTATGTGGATAAGCGAGGGTAAAGATGGAAAGTAATATCAAAGGGTTAGTTGCCGCCGGGCATGAGATGGCTTCGGAACTGAAAGCAGAATGTGGTGCCGTTGATATGCGCAGTGTGGCAAAGCTGATCAGCGATTTGGCAACGCAACTGGAAGTGCAACTGGTGCGTGCTAATGCGCTGGCAGCGGAGAATGCGGGGCTAAAGGCGATATGTGATGACCGTCGCAGATTCATCATGAATGGGGTGCAGATGGGTTATATCAAGGTGCCAGCAGCGGAAACAGATCCAGACCTTGAGACAATTCGCATTGCTATATCACCACAAAAGCCCATTCCAGCCACTGATGCTTTCCTGCCTGAAGTGCGGGCGCAGGGGGTGGATGCTGCTATAGAAGCTGCAAAAAATCTGGTGGTCCAAGAATATGAGTATAAGGATTTCAAAGCGGCGCAGAGTGATTGCTGTATGCACCCTGGTTCAGACCTGGTAGGGAAGGTTGAAATGACTGAGTGGTTAGTTGACTTTGCTGCCCAGCTTCGCAAAGGAGGCAACCAGTGAGCAAGATTGACTATCAGACGCTACGGGAACGTTATTCACCTAAGCCAGTACCTGAATGCTCTGTTTGTGGCGAGGAAATGTCAATACAGCGTATATCTGGAGCACATGTCGTTTATGCCTGCTCCGGTTATGGTGGTGATGGAGATTTCAAAATTGGTCGAACACTTGCCGACGAACATTATGAAAAATCACGCGTAACAGTAGTTGATGACAGTGACCCTGATGTGATTGCACTACTGGACGAACTGGAGGCAGCAAAATCAAAACTCAACGAGCAGCGTGAATATTACGAAGGTGTTATCTCTGATGGGAGTAAGCGTATTGCTGAACTGGAAGCACGGGAAATAAAACCAGCCAAAGGTGAAGTTCTTGTCGTTGTATCTGGTTTTACTGGTTGCGGAAAAAGCGCCATTGCCGGGGAAATAGAAATCGCGATGAAAGCTATTGGTGTACCGGTTAAGTGGACTAATGGCGATGCGGAAAAGCGCATGACAGGAGCTGACTGGCTGACAGCGATTGAGATGTACAAACCAACAGTGCGCATCGTGGAAGTTAATGTGCCACGCGCCGCTGGCATTCGCATCAAAGGAGAGTGATATGACTACTATTACCAGAGAACAGGCACAGAAAATTATTGAAGCAGCCGATGAGGTTATTAGTGCGCTGGCCGGAACTAACGAGGATGTTAACCCTGATAGCGATAACATGCTACGGCTGTGGGATGACCTGAATGACCGTCACGCGCCCCCTGAAGTTGTGCGTGAGCTGGCACGAATTGTGCTGGCATCGCTGGAATCAGAGCCTGTTCTGTTTCAGTCCTGCACTCGCCCCACCTGGAATAGCGGTGTTCCGTGGACGGAATGGAAAGAACGAAGTCGTGAGTGCTACGAAGACGATTTGCGCTTTACAGACACGCCTGACCATGCCGGTTGGATATACAAATGTCGAAAACTATATACCACTCCGCCAGCGCCGATAGCGTTAGAGGCCATTGAAAACGCAATTGAATACATCCGCAGTATCGCTTTTCACATCAATGAAGACGATTACCACGGCAAGCATATTGCGTATTTCATGCGACAAGCATTGGCCTGGCTGGAAGGGCATTCATGCAGCGACGACAGACTGGGTAAAGCCGAGAATCAAACAGTACACGGCAACCAGGCTGCCGAATCCAATCGCGGTAATGAGTGGACCGGCAATCCTGATATTGATAACGCCATCATCATGCTCGACCGCATAGATACGCTGGAAAATTGCGATGATGACCGTATTGAGGCGGTTAAGGCTGTTTTGCGTAGACTGGCTGGCAACTATCCGGTAATTCCGGATGGTTGGATAAGCTGTAGTGAGCGAATGCCAGATGATGGTCAGCACGTAATTATTTTATGTGATGGCGCATTCGTTCTTTATGCGCAATATCGAGACGGAGAGTTTTTCGATATTGTCCGCAATGGTGATGAATTTTTCGAAACACAGAGTCGCAATGTAACCGACTGGATGCCACTACCAGAACCGCCGCAGGAGGTGAAGTGATGGACTATTCACAGTTAAGTGATTTTGAAATTAACAGAATGGTAGGAGACATAATTTTTAAAGGCCTTTGGGCGTGTAAACCGGAAACATCAGGGAATAACACCAACAAATGGTATTACGGAAATACTGATACAACTTTTGAGCCATTAAACCCTTTACCTGACTACTGCAATAATCCATCGGATGCATGGCCTATTATTGTTGATAATAAAATCAGTCTAACCTGCCACCAATCTCGCGGTGAGTGGTCAGCTGTTTTTAATACCGAGAACATTTGCTTTCATGCGAATAATCCACTCCGAGCCGCCATGATTGTATTTCTCATGATGCAGGAAAATCAGAATGGCTAAATCAGCAGCAGAGCGCAAAGCCGCTCAGAGAGCCAGACAAGCTGCATCTGGTGTGCGTAAGCTGGAGATTGTGCTTGATGCTCAGGAAATTGAAATGCTTGAGCGTAACTGTGCCGCGCGTCGCCCCGGGCGTGCGCCTTACGAATTTGGTGAGTATATAGCGTTACTGATCCGCCAGGATGATGCACGTGTGCGCGGGCGTATAAAATCGATCAGCAGAAAACTTTGCGGTAAGTGCGGCGAGAGAGTTCCCGTTAATTCATGCCCGTGTAATGGTGACTCGCAATGCTGGGTGACTAAAGGCTGGCATGAAACGAAATTAATAGTGTGACATGTCACGAGTAGATTATGCATGATGAATTTGATGGGTTTTGAATACTGCCGCCAACTATGGCGGCTTTATTTTGCATGGTACTATTACCACAACGGTAACTATTACCACGGTGGTTATGATGCCTGCTGAACCTAAAACCTATAAACGCAAATCAACGCAATTTAAGCCACTAACAGCAATGCAGGAGGCTTATTGCCAGTCATACATCAAAACGCCTGAAAACCAGACTCAGGCAGCGATTAACGCAGGATTCTCCCCAAATACAGCGGCAGTTAAAGCCAGTGTCATGATGCGCGATGAACGCATTCAAAAACGGATTGCCGAGTTGATGGAGGAGCGCAACAAACGAATGCGCGTCAGTGCTGATTACGTTCTCATGCGCCTGGTGGAGATCGACCAGATGGACGTGATCGACATCCTCAACGACGATGGGATCCTTAAGCCAATCCGCGAGTGGCCGAAAATCTGGCGCACTACGCTTAGCGGCTTTGATCTGTCATCGACCATCATGAACATGAACGAGGATTCGATAGAGACAATCCTCAAAAAAATTAAATGGCCTGACAAGGTGAAGAACCTCGAACTGATTGGTAAGCACGTCGACGTCAACGCATTCAAAGAACGCCTGGATGTTAATGTGAATGTGACAATTGCTGATCGCATAGCAGCAGCCAGGAAGCGACTCAAAGAACGTCAGGATGGTAATCAGTGACAGATACAGTGTTATCTCCTGAAGAGCAGTTGATCGAGGATATTGCAGGGTTTACTCACGATCCGCTTGGTTATGCCCTCTATGCGTTCCCGTGGGGGGAAGAGGGGACTGAACTGGCACATGCTACTGGCCCACGTCAGTGGCAGGCTGATGCGTTCCGAGAGATACGTGATCACCTGCAGAATCCAGAGACGCGCTATCAGCCGCTTATGCTGGCACGCGCTTCTGGTCACGGTATTGGTAAATCCGCATTCATCTCAATGCTGATCAACTGGGGCATGTCCACTTGCGAGGATTGTAAGGTCGTGGTGACCGCCAACACCGACAACCAGCTACGAACGAAGACCTGGCCGGAAATTATCAAGTGGTCGAACCTTGCTATCACGAAAGACTGGTTTACCTGTACCGCTACTGCGATGTACAGCAATGATCCTGGGCACGACAAGCGGTGGCGAGCTGACGCAATCCCCTGGTCTGAGCACAACACTGAGGCATTCGCCGGACTACACAACGAGCGCAAACGCATCATCGTGGTATTCGATGAAGCGTCGAACATTGCGGATCTGGTGTGGGAAGTTGCTGAGGGTGCGCTTACGGACGAAGACACTGAGATTATCTGGGTGGCGTTCGGAAACCCGACGCGTAATACCGGACGTTTCCGTGAATGTTTCCGCAAGTATAAACACCGCTGGAAAACTGCGCAGATTGACAGTCGGACGGTGGAAGGTACCAACAAACAGCAGTTGCAGAAATGGGTTGATGACTACGGGGAAGACAGCGACTTCGTTAAAATCCGTGTGCGTGGCATATTCCCTGATGCATCTGAATTGCAGTTTATCCCTACCGGTCTTACTGACGAGGCAATGAAACGGGTGGTAACCGCTGCGCAGGTTGCACATACTCCGGTGATAATCGGCGTTGACCCGGCATACTCCGGCGTTGATGACGCTGTGATATACCTGCGGCAGGGGCTACACAGTAAGGTGCTGTGGACTGGCAACAAGACTACCGACGATCTGATTATGGCGAAGCGTATCGCTGACTTTGAAGACCAGTATCAGGCTGACGCGGTGTTCATCGACTTCGGTTACGGAACCGGTTTGAAGTCAATCGGTGACGGCTGGGGTCGTACATGGCAACTTGTTCCGTTCGGTGGCGCGTCTACTGACCCGCAGATGCTTAACAAGCGTGGGGAGATGTTCAACTCATGTAAGACATGGCTGAGGCTGGGCGGCATGCTGGATGACCAGGAAACTGCAGACGACCTGTCGGCGGCAGAGTACAAAGTTCGCGTGGACGGTAAAATCGTTATCGAACCGAAGGAGGATATCAAGGAGCGGCTTGGGCGTTCGCCGGGTAAAGGCGATGCGCTACTGCTGACGTTTGCGTTCCCTGTGTCGAAGCGTCTGCGAATTCCCGGGCAGCAGAACCAGCAAGGCAAGGCCATCACAGATTACGATCCCTATGCTTAATCCGCTGGTGGGGATAATGTCGTTGATATCCTCTGATGAGGATAAAACAAAGCCAGCTCATCGGCTGGCTGTTTGTGACATGTCACGGTGTTACTTAATGGCATTAAATCCAGCGTTGATGGCTTCCGCAATATTGATGGCACTTGTTTTATCGAAGTACCCATTCTGAATAAGCGCCGCATGCAGGCATTGTAACTTCATGTTGTATAAGTGTTCGCTCATGTAATCATTATCACTTTTTGCTTTAGCGTAAACAGATCGAGAAATATCAAACACATCGCCTTTTTCCATTTCATAACGTTGTGCTGTTATCCAGTCATGGAACGTAACGCTAGTACCATGGTCTTCGCTAAGAGTTAACCCGGCCAGTCCCTCACTCTGAATTACTTCGTAATGCATTTCATTACCAGCAAAAACGCCATAAAAAACGCAGTCTTCAGCCTGAACGATACGAGAATATTTTAATGGCCATTCATTTAGATACTTAGCCAACATATCAATTGTTTTCATGATCTCACCTTAAAAAAATGCCCGGCGACCCGGGCGAACTGGAAGCAATGAGTTATGCCTTCCGTGGCTGTACTGGTTTACAGCATGAAGTCATCGCAATGGCGTCCTGCTGTAAAAAGGGCGGTGATAGTCCTTCAATGGAAAATCACCGCCAAGCCCCTGGAACTTCTGGCATCACGGTCCTTAGGCGTGATTCTGGCGTGGCATGCAGGATTCGAACCTGCGACCAACCGCTTAGAAGGCGGTTGCTCTGTCCAACTGAGCTAATGCCACAACGCTGAGAGCACTTAGCCTGTTAAGGCGCCACACTTTGTCGCGGCTCCATAAATGCTCTCATCGTTGTACCCTCGTCTCTTCCGAGGCGTCACACCGAATCGCCGGGATGGTGAATCCCCGTGCGCGGAATAAAACCGCTCGACTTGCACATTCCGGCTACCTGGTTCGTTTGCCCGAGCAAGGGAGGGTGCCCCTTAAACGTATCCAGACCGCTATCGGCGCATGTGCCATACGCCGTACTGCTCAAAATAAAAGCTCACTCCACCTGTTCAATTTAACGACAAGCCAGTCAGGTTAGTAACCGGAATGAACTCTTTGGTTACCTGAAAGGTAATAATTTGTGCGTTAAATGTCAACTATCTACGATAAATAAATCATATGTGGTTAAATTGGTAATAATTTAATTGCGTACGGAGTCATTGATATGTGCATGGGTAGCTCACCATCAGTGCCTGCAACACCAGAAGTTCAGGCAGCACCACAGGAGCAGGATGCCGCCGTTGTTGATGCCCGCGACGAAGAAACTCGTCGCCGTCGCGCTGCTGCTGGTCGTAGTTCTACGCTGCTTACCGGTTCTCAGGGCGACACATCAACCGCTAATACCAGCGGTAAAACGCTGCTTGGTCAGTAACCGGAGTCATTGAAATGGCGGAAACAACTAAAGAGCGATTGAACAAACAGTTCGCACAACTTGAAAGCGAGCGTCAGTCGTTCGAGCCGCACTGGCGCGAGTTGAGTGATTACATCAACCCGCGTGGTTCCCGCTTTCTGACTTCTGAGGTTAACCGTAACGATCGACGCAATACACGCATTATTGATTCGACCGGGACTATGGCGGCGCGCACTCTTGCCAGCGGCATGATGTCAGGCATAACAAGCCCCGCCCGTCCGTGGTTTCGCCTGGCTACGCCAGATCCTGAAATGATGGACTATGGCCCTGTTAAGTTGTGGCTTGAGGCGGTGCAGAACCGCATGAACGATATGTTCAATAAGTCGAATCTCTATCAGTCGCTGCCGCAGTTATACGGAAGCCTCGGCACATACAGCACTGGTGCAATGGCAGTGCTGGAGGATGACGAGGACATCATTCGCACAATGCCATTCCCGATAGGCAGTTACTACCTGGCTAACTCACCTCGTGGCAGTGTGGACACCTGTTTTCGCAAGTTCTCTATGACTGTTCGTCAGCTTGTTCAGGAGTTCGGGCTAAATAACGTCAGCGAATCCGTAAAAAGCATGTGGGAAAGCGGAACCTACGAGAAGTGGATTGAAGTGATGCATTCGGTTTACCCGAACATTGACCGCGATACATCGAAGCTGGATAGCAAGAACAAGCCATTCAAATCGGTTTATTACGAGGTTGGTGGCGATAACGACAAGTTGTTGCGTGAGTCCGGATTCGATGAGTTTCCAATTATGGCTCCGCGCTGGGAAGTTAACGGCGAAGATGTTTATGGATCATCATGCCCGGGTATGCTGGCGCTTGGACCTGTTAAGGCATTGCAGCTTCTCCAGAAGCGCAAGTCGCAGTTGATTGATAAAGCCACCAATCCGCCGATGGTTGCTCCGACTTCCCTCAAGAATCAGCGTGCCTCCCTTCTTCCTGGCGACATCACGTATATCGATCAGATTACTGGTCAGGATGGTTTCAGGCCTGCTTATCTGGTTAACCCCAGTACAGCAGATTTGGTGGCAGACATTCAGGACACTCGTCAAATCATTAACAGCGCCTACTTTGTCGATCTGTTCATGATGTTGCAGAACATCAATACCCGCTCGATGCCTGTTGAAGCGGTGATCGAAATGAAAGAAGAAAAACTTCTGATGTTGGGGCCGGTTCTGGAGCGTCTGAACGACGAATGTCTTAATCCTCTCATTGACCGCTCTTTCTCGATGATGGTGCGTAAAAACATGCTGCCGCCACCGCCTGACGCGATGGAAGGTATGCCCCTGAAGGTCGAATACATTTCCGTCATGGCTCAGGCGCAGAAGTCTATCGGCCTGTCCAGTCTGGCGTCTACGGTCAACTTCATTGGTCAACTTGCGCAAGCGAAACCAGAAGCTCTCGACAAACTCAACGTTGATCAGGCGATCGATGCATTCGCTGATATGTCCGGAGTGTCTCCAACCGTCATTGTTCCGCAGGAACAGGTTGAGCAGGCTCGCCAGCAACGGGCACAGCAACAACAGCAGCAACAAATGATGGCGATGGGGATGGCGGCGGCACAGGGGGCCAAGACGCTAAGCGAAGCTAAAACTTCGGATCCGAGTGTGTTGTCAGCTATGGCGAATGCAGTTAGTGGTCAGGGTGGGCAATCACAATGACAGATTACGAAGACGATCAACTGAAAGAAGAAAACGCCCGTAAGCAACGTGACATGGCGCAGCGTGAAATTGATGACATTCGCTTTGTCATGAGCAGTGAACAGGGGCGTCGCGTTGTCTGGTCGGTGCTGGAGAAAGGCCGGGTGTTTTCCGCTATCTCTCCGATGGATGCTATGGCAATGGCATTTAATGAGGGGCAACGCAATCTGGCGCTGGAACTGTTTCAGCGCGTTATGGCGCATTGCCCTGAACAGTATTTGAAGATGGCCAAAGAGGCCAGTGAACAGGAGTGATCATGAGTTTATTTGAGCGTTTGCTGTATCGCCGTCTTTGCAATGAGCAACAAGTCGATGGTGGGGCAGCTCCGGCTGCGTCAGAACCGTCAGCGCATGCAGGTGATAACCCTTCTCCAGTTGGTGATCCATCACAACAGGAAGGTGATAAGCCACAACCTGTTGCTGATGGCGATAAACCTGCTGATGACAAAAAGCCTGAAAACGATAAGCAGGATGAAAAAAAGGGCGGCGATAAACCAGAGGGTGCGCCTGAGAAGTACGAGTTTCAGGCTGCCGAAGGCGTAGAGCTGGATACAGAAGCGTTGAAGGAATTCGAGCCGGTGGCGCGAGAACTAAACCTGACCAACGAGCAAGCGCAAAAGCTGGTTGATGCTTATCCGAAGATTCTGGCAGGTGTGCAGCAGCGCCAGGCAGAAGCCTGGCAGAAAACAACCGAGCAGTGGGCTGCTGATGTAAAAGCTGACAAAGAAATCGGTGGCGACAAGTTGATTTCTAACCTTAGCGCCGCACAGCGTGCGCTTGACAAGTTCGGGACACCTGAACTCAAAGAATATCTGAACACCACCGGGCTGGGTAATCACCCTGATCTGGTCAAAACGTTCGTGAAAATCGGAAAGGCGATGTCTGAAGATGGCATGGTCACCGGTGGTAATGAAGGCCAGCGTAGTGCGGCCGAAGTGCTCTATGGCAAATAAGAGAGGAAATGACAATGGCTGTTAAAGGCTTAACTGCGCTGACGCTGGCTGACTGGGGTAAGCGCGTCGATCCAAACGGGAAAGTCGATAAGATTATCGAGCTTCTCGGTCAAACTAACCCGATCCTTCAGGATATGCCTTTTGTCGAAGGGAACCTTCCTACCGGACACCGAACCACCATTCGTTCTGGTTTACCTTCAGCTACCTGGCGTTTGCTGAACTATGGCGTACAGCCAAGCAAATCAACCACAGTGCAGGTAACCGATTCCGTTGGCATGCTGGAAACCTATGCGGAAGTCGATAAGTCACTGGCTGATCTGAACGGCAATACCGCCGAATTCCGCCTGTCTGAAGACCGCGCATTTATTGAAGCGATGAATCAGCAGATGGCGCAGACGCTGTTTTATGGTGATTCCAGCGTTAACCCTCAGCAGTTTATGGGACTGTCCTCCCGCTATTCCAGCCTGTCTGCGGGTAATGCTCAGAACATCATTGATGCTGGTGGCACGGGTACAGATAACACCTCAATCTGGTTAGTGGTGTGGGGCGAAAACACCGTGCATGGCATCTTCCCGAAAGGGCAGAAGGCTGGCATCCAGATGGAAGATAAAGGCCAGGTGACACTGGAAGATGCTAATGGCGGCAAGTACGAAGGCTATCGCACCCATTACAAATGGGATAACGGACTTGCTCTGCGTGACTGGCGTTATGTTGTTCGCATTGCAAACATCGATGTCAGCAATCTTTCAGAACCATCCTCTGCCGCAAATATTGCGAAGTTGATGGTTAAAGCACTACATCGCATTCCAAACCGTGGCATGGGCCGCCCGGTGTTCTACATGAACCGCACTGTAGGCCAGGCTCTTGATCTGCAGTCTCTGGAGAAAACATCTCTGGCTATCAGCGTAAAAGAGACAGAAGGCGAGTGGTGGACTTCATTCCGTGGTATACCAATCCGTGAAACTGATGCGCTTCTGGAAACAGAAGCCCGCGTGGTGTAACGCCTGTTATTAACCTGTGGGTCGTAACAGACCCACTAATGGAGAAAGAAGATGATCACCGACAAACTGTTGATGTTCTCCGAAGCTCAGGCGGTTACGAATACCGCGGCTTCTACTGACGTAATCGATCTCGGTCCAATTGACGGAAAACGTCGTGATATCGGCGTGGGTTACCCGCTTGAGTTTTGGGCGCTGGTTAACGCAGCCGCCGCAGCAAGCGGTGATGCAACTGTAAACATCCAGTTGCAGACGAGTGAGAATAACAGCTCATGGACCACTATTTATGATAGTGGCGCACTGGCAAAGACCGCCCTGACAGCAGGTAAACGAGTTGTTTCTGCAAAGGTGCCTGCCGGTGTTCAGCGATATCTGCGTGTTAACTACTCCGTCGCAACTGGCCCACTTACGGCTGGCGAATTCACTGCTGGTATCAGTCTTGATGTTGATGCCAATACGCCGTATCCGATCCGCTCAAAAGTAACTGGTTAAGGTGATATCGATGTCAGGTGAGAAACCAAGATACCGCGTTCTGCGCCTCTCTCATATCCATAACACTCTGTGGCCGGAGGGGGCAGAAATCGAATACGAAGGTGAGCCTGGTAGCGCACTGGAACCTGTTAACGATGCAGCCAGACAGGCAAAAGCAAAAGTTGCAGGAAAGGTGTCAATGGCAGCAACCAGCACCAAAATCATCAACGATGTGTCAGATGATGGTGAACTGGATAAGCTCCGTAAAGAGTACGAATTGCTCTTTAACGAGAAGCCACACCATAACGCTAAAGCCGAAACGCTCCGCGAGAAGATCGCAGATAAGCGTAAAGAACTAGGCGTGTAAGCCTCGCGAATCCGACAAGGGGCTTCGGCCCCTTTATTGCAGGAGTGTATATGGAACTCGTAAACCTCAAAACCGGCACTGACAGCTACCAGGATGAGAGCGGAGAAACCAGAACTCGCGATGAATACCCGTGGGGGCTGTGCATCACTCTTAATAACGACACATTGAATAAGCTGAAGGCGCAACCTCAGGGCGTCGGAACAGAAGTGATGATAACTGCAAAAGCTGTTATTCGAGGCCTGTCTGCCAGAGAAACTGACGATGGTGTTAATCGCAGCGCCGATCTGCAGATCACTGATATGGCGATCGCTCCTGTTTCCGGGGATGTAGAAAAATCAGCGGCTGAAACCCTGTACGGCAATGGGGGTGAGTAATGGCCTCTGTAGTAGAGATCTGCAATCGTGCGCTGTCCAATATTGGCAATAGCCGCAGCATTAACAGCCTGACGGAAGCCAGCAAGGAAGCGGGGGAATGTTCGCTGCACTTTGAGGCCTGCCGTGATGCTGTGCTTTCTGATTTTGACTGGAACTTTGCTACCAAACGCGTGGCGCTTGCAGATACGAGCAATCCACCGCCTGACTGGGAATATGCGTATCAGTACCCGTCCGATTGTCTGCGCATTACTGAAATTATGCTTCCTGGTGTACGCAATCCAACAGCAGCAATGCGCGTTCAGTACGAAGTTGGTGCAGACACCAACGGAACAGGAAAGTTGATCTACACAGACCAGCCGCAGGCATGGCTCAAGTATGTCTCTCGCGTTTCAGATGTGAACATGTTTGATGCCATTTTTATGGAGGCGTTGGCCTGGCGTCTTGCGGCAGCTATTAACATGGCGCTGACTGGGAATGCAGACCTCGGTACGTTTGCCCTCAATATGTACAATCGCGTGATTCTTAGTGCTGGCTCGCATAGCCAGAATGAATCACAGGAACCACTGCCACCGGTTGACGAGTTTACCATTGCGAGGTTGTCCTGATGGCTATCAGTTGGATCCAGCCCAGCTTTGCCGGTGGTGAGATTGGACCGTCGTTGTACGGTCGTATCGACATGGCGAAGTACCAGGTGGCATTGCGCAAGTGCGATAACTTTATCGTGCGGCAGTATGGCGGAGTTGAGAATCGACCTGGTACGCGTTTTGTCGGTGCCGCCAAATACCCAAATCGGAAATGCCGCCTGATCCCGTTCCAGTTCTCGACGGTTCAGACTTATGCTCTGGAGTTCGGACACCAGTACATGCGCGTTATCAAAGATGGTGCGTTGGTGCTGAACAGCAGCAATGTTATTTATGAAATTTCCACGCCATATACTGAAACCGATCTGTTCCGAATTAAATTCACGCAAAGCGCAGACGTGCTTACGCTGGTTCATCCGGCATACCCGCCGAAAGAGTTGCGCCGCTATGCGCATGACAACTGGCAACTGGTTGATGTGGTAACGAAGAACGGGCCATTTGAAGATATCAATATTGACGAGTCAGTGACGGTTTATGCCAGCGCCAGCACCGGGACAATTACGCTAACGGCAAGCGCCTCTATTTTTGGCGCGGAGCAGGTAGGAAAATTGTTCTATCTGGAACAGCCTGCAGTGGATTCTGTGCCGGTATGGGAAACCAGTAAGAGTACGTCGATTGGCGATATTCGCCGTGCAGACAGTAACTACTATCGCGCCGTTACAGCAGGCAAAACAGGTACTTTGCGCCCTTCGCATACAGAAGGCACATCATGGGATGGCTGGGGCGGATCCGGTGATGATGATACTGGCATTGAGTGGGAATATCTGCACAGTGGTTTTGGCATTGCCCGTATCACTGCTGCAAATGGAACTACTGCAACTGCCGAGGTGATTTCCTATATCCCTTCGCAGGTCGTGGGCGAGGATAATGCCAGCTATAAATGGGCTAAATATGCCTGGAACAGTGTTAATGGTTATCCTGGCACTGTTGTTTATTATCAACAACGTCTTTACTTCGCCGCATCGACTGCGTTTCCTCAGACTATCTGGGCCAGCCGTACCGGGGATTATAAGGATTTTGGCAAAAGCAATCCTACGCAGGATGACGACAGAATTATCTACACCTATGCCGGACGTCAGGTTAATGAGATCCGCCACCTGATTGATGTTGGTTCTCTGGTGGCGCTGACTTCCGGAGGTGAGTACGTCATCACCGGCGACCAGAACAAAGTGTTAACCCCATCATCATTTGCATTCAGCTCTCAGGGATCAAATGGCTCAAGCAACGTCCCGCCAATTGCCGTGGCGAATATTGCTCTGTTCGTCCAGGAGAAAGGCAGCGTTGTCCGTGATCTGGCCTACTCATTCGATGTTGACGGCTATCAGGGGAACGACCTGACCATCCTTGCCAATCATCTTTTTCAGAAGCACAGCATTGTTGACTGGTGCTTCTCGATAGTCCCTTACTCCAGCGCCTTCTGCATTCGTGATGACGGTAAATTACTGGTGATGACCTATTTGCGTGATCAACAGGTTTTTGCATGGGCACCACAGTCCAGTACCGGAAAATATGAAAGCACATGCAGTATCAGCGAAGGCAATGAAGATGCGGTGTATTTCGTCATTAACCGAACCGTTAACGGGCAAACAGTGAGATACATCGAGCGACTGTCCAGCCGTTTATTTACCAGCGATGAAGATGCTTTCTTTGTTGATTCTGGCCTTAGCTATGATGGAAGAAATACGTCTGACAGAACGATGACCATCACTGGTGGTTCTGGCGAATGGGATTACCGCGCGGAATATACAATCAGTGTTTCTGGTGGTGCGTACTTCACCAGTAGTGATGTCGGCGCGCAACTACAGTTCCCTTATACCGGAACTGATCCTGATACTGGCGATGAGGTGTCAAAAGAATTACGTTGCGACATTATTTCTGTAACCAGCAATACCGCTGTAGTGGTTCGTGCTAACAGGAACGTCCCGCCATCCCTCAGGAATGTGGCCACCACGAACTGGCAGATGGCGCGCCGGACATTTGGAGGCCTGTCTCATCTTGAAGGCCAGACCGTAAACATTCTCTCTGATGCGAACGTGGAACCACAGAAAGTGGTTTCCGGAGGTGCCGTCACGCTGGAATCTCCGGGGGCTGTAGTGCACATCGGCCTGCCAATAACTGCTGAATTCGAAACACTGGATATCAACATTAACGGACAGGAAACGCTGCTGGACAAAAAACAGGTGATCCCCTCCGTTACTCTGGTTGTGAATGCCAGTCGCGGCATCTGGGCGACTACGCCCGGCGGTAAATGGTACGAATATCCACAGCGTGAATTCGAGTTCTACGATGATCCTGTTGATGATGCTACCGGAAAAGTAGAAGTGAAACTGGACAGTAACTGGGGCAAAAACGGACGTGTAAAAATCCGTCAGCTTGATCCGTTGCCGCTGTCTGTTCTTGCCGTTATTCCTCGCCTTACTGTTGGGGGATTCTGATGATCGATGTTCAAATTATTCCCGCAACCGAAGAGCATCTTCAGATGATTTTGCCGGATGTTCGTCAGGCTGATATTGACGAACTGTATGCGGTATCACTGATGACTACCGAAGATGCGCTGCGTGTTGGTCTGCGTACTGCGACTATGGCCTGGTCAGGATTTGCGAACGGAGAACTGGTAACCATGTTTGGCGTATCTCCGGCGTCAATGATCGGTGGCAATGGTACGCCCTGGCTGGTCGGAACCAGCCGTATCGAAAAATATCAGAAGACATTTCTTCGCCACTGCCGCCCTGTATTGCAGCAGATGCTGGCAGTTTATCCGCGCCTGGAAAACTATGTCGACGAGCGAAACCATGTTGCCAAAGCATGGCTGCACTGGCTTGGATTCAGGCTTGAAGAAGCCGCGCCTTATGGTGCTCTTGGTCTTAATTTCCACAGATTTCACATGGAGAGAAAATAATGTGTAACCCAGCCATCGCTTTGGTTGCAGTCACAGTGGCATCCACAGCCGCATCAATGTACAGCCAGAGCAAGCAGGCAAGATACCAGTCAGCCGTAGCTGATCGGAATGCTGAGATTGCTGAAGCCCAGGCACAGGATTCAATCAATCGTGGGAATATTGAAGCGGATCAGCGTCGTCGTGAAATGCGTCAACGCTCAGGCACTGCGGCGGCCACTATGGGGGCTACCGGTGCGGAATTAAGTAGTGGAACAGCTCTTGATGTTTTTGCGGATAATGCTCAGTTCGGCACTCTTGATGCGTTAACGACAGTGAATAATGCTCAGCGTGAGGCATATGGGTATCAGGTTCAGGGAATGAATGCTCAGGCACAGGGGGCTGCTGCTCAGTCGGCTGCTAAATCATCGATGACCAGCACTTTGTTAACGGCACCCCTAAAAGCATACGGTGCATACCAGATGGGCGGCGGAACGTGGAGCCCGTTCTCTCAGAAGGCTGCGCCGATTTCTGCTGCTGTTGGCACTCCAATCGGTCGATAAGGGGATAATAAGATGCCAGTTGTACCAACAACATCGGGCCGTCAGGTTCAGAGCAGAGGGATTTCGACGCAGGGATTCTCATCGTTTCAGACACCAAATGTCGGTGATGTACTTGGCGATGTTGCAGAGCAATATGCAGGTATTATTGCGCAGGCAAAACAGCGTGCGAATGTTGCTATGGCTCAGGATGCTTCTCTTAGCTTAAGCCAGATAAGCAGCGATCTGCTGAATAACCCTGAAACAGGTTTGCTTAACCTGAAAGGGAAAAATGCTATTGGAAAAGGCCAGGAGTATACGCAGCAGTTTGATGCTCAGGTCGAACAACTGGCTATGTCGCTGCCAGATGAACAGGCTCGTAATGCTTTCATGCAGCAGTCGCAGCAGCAGCGTATTCAGTTCACTACGCAGGCCGGGCGGCACGAGATAGGGCAAATAAATGCCTACGAAGAAGGCCAGTTTCAGGCTACGCTGCTGAACAATGGTAAAAATGCCGCAGCATTGTATGGCGACAACGCCGCATACGTATTGGCTAATAAGCAAACTTTCCAGCAAATTGAGGATTACGGCATTGCGCATGGCTGGAGCGACGAGCAAATCCAGGCCAAGAAAATCGAGTTTAAAGAGAAGGTTGCTGATGCTGCATTGTCCCAGTGGTCGGCAAACAATGCGATCTCATTTATCCAAAGTAATGGCGAGTTAAGCGATACTGCTGCTGGAGCTCGCCGTGCTGTAGCAGATAGTGACTCTTCCGAGCGTGCCCGTGGCATACGCAACAATAACCCAGGAAATCTCGAATACAGCAAAACTAATCCGTGGGTAGGCCAGACCGGTGATGATGGTCGATTTGCTAAATTCGAAACACCTGAACACGGGATTCGTGCATTAGGGCGGAACCTGATGTCGTATCAGAGGCAGGGTATTGATACCGTCAGCGAGATAATTAATCGCTGGGCACCGCCTACTGATAAAAATGACACTATGTCGTATATCAAAGCAGTGTGCGAACAACTTGGCGTTTCTGCTGATGAGCCTCTCGATGCATCTAATCCTGATACCCTGAAGGCGCTTTGTGCAGCCATTATCCATCATGAGAACGGTAGCCAGCCATACAGTGATCAGCAGTTAACTGCTGGTGTCAGTGCAGCACTTGGTTTATCAACAATTCCAACCAACACCAAACGCTATACCGGTAATGCAGCATTCGATGCGGCATCTCCTGAGGCGCAGGCAAGTTTTATGCGACAGGCGGATCAACTGCGTCGGCAGCAGCAGGCTGAATATAAAACGATGATTGACAGCCAGGTTCGCGATGCGACAGCTGCGTATATGCGTGGCATTGAATTTCCTAACCCACCTGGTGAGGATGATTTTATTGCAGCTTATGGAGTCAGAGAAGGAAACCTGCGATATACCGAGTTTAAGAATACGCAGATCGCCGGACAGTATATAGGCTCTTTCCGCAACATGCCGACAAGCAGCATTACAGCATATGTTGAGCAATTACGCCCGGATACTGGTGATACAGGGGAGGGGTATGCGGCACGCGCAACTCTTTATGACAACGTTGTTTCGGCTGCAAATCAGGTGATAAAGCAGCGGCAGTCGGATCCTGTGCAGTTCTCTCTTGCCTCCGGACAGGCAAAGCCTATCGACATGAGCAATAAGGATAACTTTGGACAGAGCGTTGCCTTGCGTGCCGCTCAGGTCAGTGACCTTGCTAAGTCATATGGCACTCCACTGACGTTCTTTTCCAAAGACGAGGCCAATCAGATCGGTGTTTTCTTTCGTGATGCTCCAGTTTCCCAACAGGCAGCATATCTCGATACCATCAGGCAGAGCACTGGTGGTGGGCAGGTGTATATGTCAGCACTACAGCAGATCAGTGCCAACGCTCCATCTGCTGCCGTTGCCGGGATACTGATGGATAAGCCTGGTGGTATTTTGGCAGAAAAAAACTGGTTTAATCCGGATGTTTCCGTGTCTCCTGAAACCGCTGCGCAGACAATTCTTGCTGGCGCGGCGGCTCGTAAAGGTACTGATGATGCGAAAGGTATTCCGATGCCTAAAGATGCTGATCTTCGCCTTGAGTTTTCTGACATGGTGAAGGATGCATTTGCTGGTGACGCTCAGGGCGCATCAATGGCATACGAGATCGCAAAGGATTATTACGCTGGTGTGATGGCGAAAAAAGGCGTGGTATCAGGCGAAATTGACAATGATGTCTGGAAACAGGCTGTTAACGTAGCTACAGGTGGCGTGCATGACTATAACGGAATGGGGAATGTCCTTTTGCCGTGGGGAATGTCTGCAGAGCAATTCGATAAGCAGGTTAATCAGGCTTGGAATGAACAAGTTGTCGGCTCCGGGATAAAAACACCGCCTGGTCAGTATGGTTTGCAAAGTTACGGCGATAGTCAGTACCTGGTGAAACTTGGTACTGGTTATCTGCTGAAAGATGATGGTTCTCCCGTTGTTCTTAATCTGACACAGAAGCGTCAGAGATTCTCCGGAGATATTCCGCAATGAGTTACTTTGGCCTTAATCCAGTAAACCAGAATCAGCAGCTTGACGAAGCAGCATCAAATCCATCTGGCTTTAACAGCGATGTTGGTTTTTTCGACAATGCTGTAGGAGCGGCATTGTCTGGTTTGTACTCCGGGCTGGTGGCAAAGCCAGATCAGTTGCTATGGGCAGGGATGGATAAAATCGTATCCCCGATTGCTCAGTTTGTTAACGAAAACACCTCGATCAATGACACTTCAGTTTCATACATTGCTGAGCAGAGAAAACTAGCAGAGCAGCAGGTTAAGCGGCTGACGCCTGATGCCGCGACAACCGGAACCGCCGGGCAGGTCCTTTATGGGTTGTTCGATATGGGCGGGCAGGCTGTTGTCGGTACAACGCTCGGTGGTCCGGTCGGAGGTGCTGCGGCGGTAACTTCTCTACAGGGTTTTTCTGAGTTTGAACGGCTTACAGCACAGGGTGTTGATTTCAGGACGGCGCAGGAAGCGGGATTAGTGCAGGGTATTACTGCTGGTGCCGGAACACTGATCCCTATGAGCCTCGGGTTACGTGCTGGTGGTGCGCTGGCGGAAGGTGTGGCGGCTCAGCTTGCGCGGACGGGTGAAAGTTCAGTGCGACGCGCCGCAGCAACAGCAGTACGTGCAACGCCAGATATTGCCTATGCCGCAGGTACAAATATTGCGTTCGGTATGGCACAGCGTGGGCTTACTGCAAAAACGCTTCGTGATGGTGGCTATAGCGAAATGGCTAACCAGTATGATGTGTTGGATCGACAGGCAATTGCTATTGATGCTGTTCTTGGGGTGGCGTTTGGTGGTGTCGGCAGATTTATTAACTCTCGCGGCGAGTCTACAAGCGCACCAAATTTTTCACCAGTTGATATCGATGCTGCACTGGCGGCGAATGCCGCTCATCATGCTGAAATTGATATTGCTCCCGGCGTGCCGATCAACGTGCTTTCGCGTAATTCGCACATTCAGGCTCTGCGAAAAGCCATGTCTGATGTTAGCCAGGGGAGACCTGTAGACGTTGCCAGCATTGTTGAGTCTGCATCTTTCAGTGAAATTCCTGGACGCAAGAGTCTGCTGTCTCAGGCAGTTAATGAGGCTCTGTCATCTGTAGATGATGGAGTAACGGCGCGCGCTATAGAAAATCGGTTGCTTGAAGAACAGGCCGCGCAGCTTTTGCCGCGTGGCGATAGACAGGTTTACCAGTCTGAAATCGCTAATAGCCAACGAATTATTGAAAATCTCACTGAACAGCGCGCACAAATTCTTGCAGAAGATCCAGCCGGTAGCGGTAAGGCTTTATCTCGTGCTCGATCAGATAAACAGGCCAGACTTCGCGATATTGACCAACGAATCCGGCAGGCACAAGAACGCCTGGAATTTTCTCGTAACGCGTTGGCACCGCATGAGCCTGGCGGTCAGTTTTTTGAAGCTCGAGCAGAACTGGCTCGGAGACAGCAGGCAGAAAGTGAACTTAATGCTCAGGCTGTTTCATTCTATAAAACAGCAGAGGTCAGGACGCCAGACGAAGTAGCTCCTTTTGAGCCTGATAAAATATTGCAACAGGCAGAACAAAAAATGATGTCAGATCAGGCAGGAGATATTGATTTGCGCATAGCTGAAGACTCGCTGCTTGAATCACCTGACATGATAATCACCGTGCTGGATGATGATGGTAATCCACAATCGCGCAGTGCGCGTGAAGCACTGGATGAAGCGAACAGGGAAAGTGAGCAGGCAATACAGGATTCCAGCCTGTTTGATGTCGCTGTGGCGTGTTTCTTGAGAGGTTAAATTAAATGAGACAGGAATGTATACAAGCGGTTCAGCAGGCGGCGCAGCGCATGTTAACGGCGCGAGAAATACAGAACATTGAAGACCGCATTTATCGAAATATGCGCTCCATTGCTCGTGATGACCCTATGTCGTGGCGACAACTTTCCGAATCAGAGCGGCTATATCGAGCAGCACAATTGGCATCTGAAGAATTACAGCGAGAAGCGGCATTAAAGAAACGTCGTGTGGCTCTCACTATAGCCGCGCGTCAGAGATTGGATAAATTTATCAATAGCTATCAAGGGGCTGATGGGAAACTTGGCGCTCTTAACCGTACTATAGCTTTTAATGCAGACGGTAAATCTAATTTCCTCTCTGTTGAATCCAGAACAAAAGCCACCCGTGATTATGCATTGAGTCAATTGCAGGAGGCATTCGAAGCAGTTGATCCTCGCTTTTTTGGTCTGTTTGAAGATGAAGCGGGCGTACGTGACCTGGTATATGAAATGCGGGGGCAAACTACTGGCAATGCTAAAGCAAGAAACGGTGCTAAGGCGTGGAGAGAAGTTACAGAGCTGCTGCGCCGCCGGTTTAATGATGCTGGTGGGGACATTGGCTATCTCGAAAACTGGGGGATCCCTCAACATCATTCTATGGAAAAGGTTGGGGCAGTATCAAAGGATAAGTGGGTTAGCGATGTTATAGGTAGGCTGGATCGCAAATATTATATCCGAGCCGATGGACAACTGATGAACGATGCCGAGTTGTCTTCATTTCTTGGAGAGGCTTATAACACGATCGCTACTGGTGGGCTGAATAAGCTTACTGATACCGGAATGCGAATTTCCGGCGCACGTGCTAACCGTGGTAATGCATCACGACAGATACATTTCAAAGATGCAGATTCCTATCTGCAATATCAGCAACTTTATGGCGATCGCTCTCTATGGGAAATCATGGTCGGTCACCTGGAAGGTATCAGTAAAGATATTGCACTGGTGGAAACATATGGCCCAAACCCCGATCATGTTTTCCGCTCTCTTCTTGATCAGGTGAAGGCAGAAACGGCAACAGCTAACCCGAGTAAAACCGGTAAAGTCGAGCGGCTGGCGAACAACACAGAGAATCTGTACAACTTTATTTCCGGAAAGACACAGCCTGTAGCGAATCCGCACATCGCGCGATGGTCTGACAATATCCGCAACTGGCTGGTTGCCAGCAGACTCGGATCCGCGTTGCTGTCATCGTTCTCTGATCTTGGAACCATGTATCTGTCTGCGAAGGTTACCAACCTTCCAATGAACCAGTTATTCCGCAACCAGCTTGAAGCTATGGACCCAACGAACCGTACAGAACTTGCGCGGGCGCGCCGCGCTGGTCTGGCGATGGAATCTCTACTTGGCAGCGTTAACCGCTGGGCGATGGATAATATGGGGCCGTCAGTGTCTCGTTGGGCGGCAACGGCGGTAATGCGTGCCAGTGGGCTTACAGCATGGTCAGATGCGCACAAGCGCGCCTATGGCGTAACCATGATGGGAAGCCTGGGAGAAGTAGTGTCACGGACACCAGACCTTCGTAGCCTCGATGACTCTGATTTTCGTATCCTGAAAAGCAAAGGGATTACTGACACAGACTGGAGCGTATGGAAGCTGGCGAAACAGGAGGACTGGGGGAACGGTAATAATACGATGCTGACACCGGAAAGCATTATGCGTATCCCTGATTCAGCAGTTAAACATCTTGGTGAGCCTGAACGCGTGAAATTTGAGGCAATGCGTAAACTGCTCGGTGCCGTAACTGAAGAAGTTGATATGGCTGTTATTACACCGGGAGCACGTGAGCAACTGATAACCGGTTCTGGTATTCAGCGTGGAACATGGAAAGGTGAATTAACGAGAAGTGTTTTCCTGTTTAAATCGTTCCCTATCTCGGTTGTTATGCGTCACTGGTCACGCGCTATGGGTATGCCGTCTGCTGGTGGGCGTGCGGCATATATTGCGACGTTTATTGCCAGTACGACCATTCTTGGCGCTTTGTCGCAGCAACTTAACGACCTTGCGTCTGGTCGTAATCCTCGAGAGATGACAGGAGAAGATGCCGCAAAATTCTGGCTTGGTGCTCTACTGAAAGGTGGTGGTCTTGGCCTTTACGGTGACTTTTTATTGTCAGATCACACTAGGTACGGAAGCGGCGCGCTGGCGTCGATGCTTGGCCCGGTAGCTGGTCTGGTTGATGACGTAGTGAAGATTGCTCAGGGCATACCGTTAAATGCTGTGGAAGGGAAGAGTGAGCAGACTGGTGGTGATCTGGTGAAGCTGGGGAAAGGTTTGATGCCTGGTGCGAATCTCTGGTACTTGAAGGCGGCTCTCGATCACATGATCTTTAACCAGATGCAGGAGTATTTTTCACCAGGCTATTTGCGTAAAATGGAGCAACGTTCGAAGAAAGAGTTTAACCAGACATACTGGTGGCGACCACAGGATGTCACTCCGCAATAAAAGGAGATATGATGGTTCAAATAACTTTTATTGTACTAATATGTGCAGCGTTTTTATGCTATTCATACATTTTGATAAAAATGGGTTTCAATTGGAATCTCTGTTGCGTGCAGCGGCATGGTTCGGCTTTGTAGTATTCGGAATTGTATTGTTCGGAAGAATAATAAAATAACTAGTTAATTTGTGGATTGGTGCTGTTTTTCCATGATAGGGGTAATTATGAGAAAAGTATTTTTGATTTTTGGATTTATGCTTCTCGTTGGATGCCAGTCAGCTGCACAGTTTGAAAGAAATATGCTTACGTGGCGCGGGCAGAGTATAGACGCAATGGTTCAGCAGTGGGGGTATCCTCAGGGAGAGCTTACATCTCCAGATGGAAACAGAGTGTATGTTTACTCAAGCTCTGGTAGTTATAACGTACCACAAACCACAACGTATAATACTACGTCTAATCTAATTGGTAATACTATATATTCAAACACATACGCAACAACTGATGGCGGTTATACACTCCATTTCAGTTGCTCTGTTTACGTTGAGTTTGGTGCTGATAAGATTATTAAAAATGTTACATGGCGCGGTAATAATTGCGTTGCGTGACATGTCACAGGCCGCTTTCGCGGCCTTGTTTTTAACGAATGCCACCGCCACCCGGGCGGGAATCCGCAGAACGCCCACCGCAGCGGGAGCCGTCAGCAGCAGTGTCGCTGTCGTGCTGACAACGACCGGCAAAGGCCTGAGTTGAAGCTACCAGAGACAACAAAACGAACAGTGCAGCAAATGCTTTTTTCATTGTGAAATTTCCATCTATAAGCCACCTCAATGTGGCGTCAATGAGTGTAGCACTGACTTTTGTTTCGTCCACAAAAAAGCCCGCAGCGCGGGCTTACTTTTCTTCAGGTTTGTTGTCTTCAGATTTCTTCTTGATGCTTGGTTTTTGTCTAAGAACGAAAATACCAGCCACTGCAACAACTGTACCGATCACTGTGCCAGCTAGAACTTCATGGCCTGTTAAACCTAATAATGTTGCACAAGCTACTGTAAAAATAGTTGCACTCAGGCCAAACCACTGCCCACGTTTATCTCTATTAATAGCCCCGTCAAGTGCCTTTTCCTCCATTTTCTGGCGGTGAGCAAACTCCTTCTCCGTCAGCTGGAAGATGCGTTCGGGGGCATCAGGTAAAATATCCTGATACCCGCGAAGCAGATAGGGGGGAGGAAGCGGACCCTGAAACGCATGGTGAGCGACAACTATCTCCTGAATTTCAGGGCGATCAAGAACTCTTGTGAAGGCATCTGGGTGTTGAATGATCTCGTTACTTAGCCCTTCCTCAACTTCCTCGAACTCAGTTTCTTCGTTATCACTTGGTTGCCCAATAGATTTTTGCATATTTGTCGAAGGACATTCCTTTAGCTTCTGGTTTTCCTCTTGCATTTGAGTTTTTCCCTGTCACTATTGCCCATTTTCCGCCAGCAGGCGCTGCAATTTTTTTTCCGTTCTTTACTATATATTCAGCATAAACACGATTTTCTGACCGTCTGAGATCGTCTCCGACCATATTCATGTCTCTTGATATAACTTTGACGACAGAGTCTCGGTTTAAAGCCTTGGCATAGTTGGAGCCAGGAACGATACCCAAAGGGGTGCCAGACTCTATAGCCAGCTCCTTGACATATCTTCTGCTCATATGAACCTCAACCAATCGACTTTACCAATCGGGTAATTTTAAACATGAGTATAATGCTTTTAACTGCAACGAGTGTAAACAATTATTGATAATTGTAGGCACATCCATGTGCCGCCGCTCGTCAGAAGAACCCTGCTTTGTCGTTGATATACTCCGCGTGGGTCTGGATATCACGCAGGCATTTGCTCACACCGACGATGTAGCAGAACATGGTGGTCAGCTCCGCCGCCGCGCCCGATACGTCGTGCCCGTCGTCCTGTAACTGGTTCAGCAGATTCATCAGCAGTGAGTTCTCCGTCAGGCCGAGAACACCAGACGGCGAATGAATCAGGCTGCGGTAGCCGGGCTTCAGTGGGGCGCTGTAGGTTTTGTTCTCTACCTTCATTGCCTGCATCACTGCTGATGCTGTGGCGCTGGCTACCTGGTCGGCAACCATCTTTATGCGTTCTTCCTGCGGGAGCGAGTTTTTAATGTAACTTCCGGTGCGGCGGATCTGAGGAAGAACCTCACCTGTAACCCATTCAAGAAATCTGAATGCTCTCGTTCCCTCAGTCATTGCCTCTTTGCAACGCAGAATAAGGATGTAGAGACCTGATTCTGAAACGATGGATAGTTCTTGTATTCCACCAGGGGTCTGTATTGAATACAGCCCCTTTTTGTTCCAGCCTTTTTTATCAAGTTTTCTCGCTTGTGTAACATCAATATTCAAAGCATTGCACACATCTTTGGTGACAAACCAAGGTTCTCCGTCAATCATGAACATACGGATCTGGCAGGATGACTCAAAGGAAAAGATGGAAGGTTTGGTATTCATGGCGATCACCTTTGTAGTTAGGTTAATCACCACCGCTGAGACCAATCAGATGGTGGTGAACTGTGCAGAGTTGGTCTTACCGGCTACAAAGGAACCCGGCGCACCTTTCGGTGCCCCCACACAGCCCACCATAGAATAGGTGCGCTTTACACATAAAAAAACCGCTTATGCGGCATATGTGCCTCTGTAGTAATCCGGGAGACCAATCCCGGCACTGGATTTTGCCAGTGCCCGATTACTATGGCACAAGAGGAGTGCGATGTAAATTTACCGCAAAGGTAAATATAAGCACTCCATTTGGTAATTGCAAACCTTATCTGGTTTGTTTTCGTAATTGTTCGGCACAATAGTCGAGATGTGTTTGCAGATCCTGCATAGACATCTGTGAGCTGGTGACGTAGTTAATCAGTGCAGTCAGTTCGGCAAGTGGGCCATCGACATTAAATCCATCCTTATCGAGATCCCGGAGTAATTTCATCAAGTGCGATCCCTCCACCAGTGACCTGACGCCTCCCGGCGTGTGAATCCTTTCGGTAAATCCGTCTTCCAGTGGATAGTGATACTGCTGCATCTTATCTTCTCCATGCAATAACTGTATATTTATACAGTAGCAAATAATTTGTTTGCTATCCAGCACGTTTTGCAAATTACCTGAAAGGTAATATCTATTCGTATTTACAGTCTTTCTATCCATATGTGGTTTTTCAGGTAATAGAATAACCAGATATGCGGCGCAACGGGTGCTGCGACTATCTGGAGATTTAACATGACGGTCTCAACCGAAGTTGACCACAACGAATACACCGGTAACGGCGTTACGACATCGTTTCCGTATACTTTTCGAATTTTCAGAAAATCAGACCTGGTTGTTCAGGTGTCTGACCTGAACGGGAACGTAACAGAATTGGTTCTGGATACCGGTTATACGGTAACTGGGGCGGGCACTTATAGTGGCGGTTCTGTGGTTCTTCCGTCTCCGCTTGCTACTGGATGGCGAATTACGATAGATCGTGTGCTTGATGTAGTGCAGGAGACAGACCTTCGCAATCAGGGAAAATTTTTCCCCGAAGTGCATGAAGATGCCTTTGACTACCTGACGATGCTGATCCAGCAATGTTTTGGGTGGTTCAGACGTGCATTGATGAAACCATCTTTGCTTGCAAAATATTACGATGCAAAGCAAAACAAAATTTCTAACCTTGCAGATCCATCATTTGAGCAGGACGCTGTAAATAATCGCTCAATGCGTAATTATGTCGATGCTGCAATCGCCGGGGTTGTTGGTGGTTTTGGTTGGTTTATTCAGTATGGTTCTGGGGCTGTGTACCGAACGTTCCAGGATAAAATGCGTGATGCTATTAGCCCCAAAGATTTTGGAGCTGTTGGTGATGGTATAAATGACGATTCCACTGCAATAAGCGCGTGCCTTGAAGCCTCATCTCCAGGTTATAAAATTGACGGATTAGGGCTTACTTTTAAAGTATCAACTCTTCCGGATGTCAGTCGATTTAAAAATGCTCGTTTTTTATTTGAGAGAATACCGGGCCAGCCTCTTTTTTATGCTTCTGAAGATTTTATCCAGGGAGAGTTATTTAAAATTACAGATACACCGTGGTACAACGCCTGGACGCAGGATAAAACGTTTGTATATGACAATGTCATCTATGCGCCTTTTATGGCTGGAGACCGCCATGGTGTAAATAACCTCCATGTTGCATGGGTTCGC